ATTCTTTATTAGTCCAAAAACGAGTTCTCTTTCTATAAGGTAATCCATACATACAATAATCACCATCTACATATTTAAAATCCTTCATAAAACTTTGATTTTTTAATAATCCGGTTTGGGGATTTTCTATAAACCAATACTCACAATCAAAATAATTTATTATCTCAATTGTTTTTAAAACAATTTTATTTGCTTCATCTATTTTTCTTTCTCCTTGTGTTTTTGCTATACTATATTCAGTGCACGGAGGTGATGCCCATACAATATCAAATTCATCTTTATCATATTGTTTATAATCAAATTCCATAATATCTACTTTATGGTCAGCTGGTAAAAGTAAATCAACTGATACAACTTCCCAACCAATTTTTTTACAACATTTTCCAACAGATCCAGTTCCCGAAAATAATTCCAAAACTTTAATCATTTTATTTTCTATTCTATATATATATATTAGATATTTTTTTACATTAAAAATCAACTTTCAAATTTAAATTTTTTTTATTGTAAGTAATATAATGGATCAACATTTTTACATCAATCTTGAACACCGAAAAGAAAGAAATTTAAATACCATAAATGAACTTAAAAAAATTGGAATAAAAAAACCAAATAGAATTAATGCTGTTACTCATCAAATACCGTTAATTGGCTGTGCTTTATCACATATTACTTGTTTAGAAAAGGCAAAAGAAAATGGTTGGAATTATGTTATTATATTTGAAGATGATATAAAGATAGAAGGTAAAAAAAAGGTTATTGAAAAATTCAAAAAATATATTACTTATGATTTTGATGTTTTGTATTTAGGTTGTTGGAATTATGTTAAACCAGAAAAGATTGAAAATGATCTTTCGAAAGTTGTTCATGCTTCTTGCTTACATTCTTACATTGTAAAAGAACACTATTATGATATTTTAATAAATCATTTAAAAGAGTCAATAGAGTTAAAATTAAAAGATCCCGATAATAGAATGTATAATAATGATGAATATATAAATTCATTACAAAAGAAAGACAAATGGTATTGTATAACACCAATACAAATAACTCAGAGAGATGGATGGTCGGATAATTTTAATGAAGTTCGAAATTTTAGTAAAGTTATACAGAACATACCGAAGTAATAAATTCAGTTGTTTTTTCATCAAAAGTAATTGATGACGTATCTAATTTATGATTATCTTGTTTAAACTTATCTTTATCAATTGTATTTTTACCGTGAACCACAGCCGTCATAATATAAAATGGATTAGTTAAACAAATATCTTTTAATTTACAACTTTGAGTAATTCCAAGACCTTCTGCCTTATTACATTTTGAAAATCCATTTGTTTTATTATAAAAACTTTTTCTCATCATTATTGTCCCTTCGTGTATGAGATGTTTATTATTTCCACAATCAAGGGCATAAAAATCATTTTTAGTATATGGGGGATAAATAAACATCATTTTATCTGAACCAACACAGCCACATTTATTTTTTGTTAAAACATAGTAAGAGTGAGAAATATATGTTGGTTCATAAAGATCATCATCATCCATAAAAACAATAATATTATTATTTGAGTTTTGTATTAATCTGTGTCTTTTTTCTCCAATTGTCATTTTTTTTTTACTTCTCATATACTTTAATTTTATGGGTTTTATAGATTTAGTAAATTCATCATAATTATCTATAAGTGGAATATCACCATCATCATCAATAACAACTTGCAGTAATTTATGGGGATAATCTTGAATTTTTAGATTTCTTAAAATGAAAGGTATAAATTTACTTCTATTATATGTTGGAATACACACGGATATTTTTTCCATTATATTATATAACAATATTTTATTTTTAAAATGTTTCGTGAAAATCCCACCCGAGATATTGTTTTTCTTTTACTTTTTTTAATATTGGAGTGAACCTTTGGTGTTTCATATATACTTCATAATTTTTATAATTGTTTTCAATGTAACTATATGCTTTTTTCACAGCTGGCATCCACATATCATCATTAATTAAATATCCATTTACATTTAGTAATAGATCAGCATAAAAATTATTTAGTATTACGTGATCGAATATATGAGAACCATCAACAAATATTAAATCATATTTTTCCCCTTTACTTAATAATTCGGGTAAAGCAACATAATCAAATTTTTCAATAAAGATATGATTATTATGTAAATTTAATTTTTTAATATTTTTCAATCCGTTATTACTCCAATAACTACTTTGATAAGGGTCAATACTGGTTAAACTCCCTTTACCTTCTAGTGCTTTTAAAATTGATATACTACTCATACCGTCTGCCATACCAATTTCAAGTATTTTAATACAGCTGTGATCTTGTATAAACTTAGTTAAAAATTTTTGAGATGATTCATCAATTCCAGCAATATCATTTGTTTTTTCCATTATACTTATACATATATTTTTATTTAACTAAAAAACCACCCTTTTTGTATTTGTTTTTCTTGTTTTTCTTTTTCCCTTATGTAGTCTTTGATAATAGATAAGTCTGCTTTGATACAAATGAGATCGGTTTTCAATTTATTCATATTTGAGTTTATTGAATGTAAAGTGTTTTTTACATCTTCAATTGGTTTTGGGGTTATTGAATTATCACTCATAGTATAAAATAAATTATATAATATTTTCAATATGATAATAAAAAAATTTTAAAATATTAAATGTCCGAAGAAAGTAATGAAATTATTGAAATTGATAAAATGTCTGTAGATCAATTTGCTGGGGCTGTGGTTTTGATATTGGGGGCAATTGGATCTTTACTTTTAGTTATATGGCAAAGTAAATGTCACTGCAAGGTTAATTTATGTTACTTGTTTCAATGTGAAAGAAGACCACCAAACGAAGATGAAATGAAAGGTTTAAAAGAACAAACAAAAAAGATGAATAAAAAAGAAGATAAAATATTAAATGAAGTAGAAGAACAAAAGACTCCCCGATTACTTCCAACTCAAAGTAAATCACAGCTGAATTTACAAATTGAAGAAGAAGATAAAAAAGATAATGTAAAAGTAGAAATGAAAGAATTAGTTTAATTAAAAGGCATTAAAAGGTAAAATCGGTAATAATCTAATGTGCCCGGGGTAAATGTCTAAAAAAAAAGTTTTTAAAAACAATATTATTTTTTATTTCTTTTTTTTTTTAAGATTTACCCCGGGCACATTAGATTATTTCCACTTTTCAAAGAATAAAAGAGAAAGAATTTATTGAATAATACTTTTAATAATAAATAATAATTTTTTAAAATTTATAGATATTTATTTTCTAAATTATAATAAAAAGTAATGAGTTTTTTACCAGAAGTTAAAATGGATTTTATTCCAAGTGATAATGAGAGTAGTGAAGAAGATAATATTGTTGATACTATTGAAGATTTTGATGAAGAAAAAGATAAGACACAAGAACAAATTAAAGAAGATGTAGAAGATGAATTACCAAAAGCAAAATCAAAAAGAGAAGATATGGATGTTACGGAAATATTCAATATGCCCGAAGGGGAAGTGAAATTAACAAAGAAAGGGAAACCAAGAAAAAAGAGACCTCCAATGACGGCTGAGCATAAAGAAAAATTAAAGAAGGCAAGAGAAAAAGCAATGGAAGTCCGTAAGCAAAAAGCAAAAGAAAGAAAAGAAAATAAAGAATTAGAAAAACAAGAAAAAGAATTACTAAAAGCACAAAAAGTAAAAAGAGTTAAAAAATTAAAAGAAGAAGTAGAAGAAGATACTCCACCCCCTCAATCAAATAATAATAATAAATCAATACTATTTACGAAAGAAGATCTTGAAGAAGCACAGCTGTCAGCAATTATGAATTATGAAAAAATCCGTAAAAGTAGAAAACAAGAAAAAAGAGAGAGACAAGAAAAAGAAAGAGAACAAGAAGCATTGAAGGCAACTATACGGAGAGCAGTTCAACCTCCCCAAGAGTATAATCCATTTGCCGGATGTTATTAACGTCTTTTACAATTACAACTATGACATACAATATCTCTGAAATAACCCGTTTTATGGTCGTGATCTAAACATTTAGTATCTTTACATCTTTTACCAACTACTAATAAAACATTACAATCTTTACAATTAGTAGTATTTAAATATATATTATATAAATCATCATAAGTTTCATTTTCTCTTAATTTTACATTTCTTCTTTTCCAATCTTTAATTTTAAACTTCTTTCTACCCTTTTCAGTTTGATAATATTTTTGTTGTGATTTTCTCATACCTTCAGTTTGTGTCATTATAATAATATTATATCCCCCCATAACTTTAAGTTATTTTAAGTTAAACATTTTCTTATAATTAGATATATTAGTTTTTAATGACACCGATTCCCCCCATAATATGTAATAAGAAAGATGAGATGGTGACATATATGACCCCTTCTTTAAATTCCCTTTATGACGACTTCTGTATTTTTCTCTTCGTGTTTTGTCTTTATGGATTGTATAGTCTTGATATCGGATGTCACCGAATTGTGACGTTTTTATTTTCTTACCTTTATCATCTAAAAAGACTGCTTTGAATTTTTTATTTTTTGCAGTTCCCTTTTCAATAATCATTTTTACCATTTTTATATTATGATAAAATATTAAAAATATAAAATATAAAATTACTTTAAACTCTGAAAACCGTCATCATCAATATTAACTTCATACTTTTCTTCTTCTTCAGCACTCCCTTCTGTTTCACTTAACTCTTCTTTTTTTATTTTTTTTGGTGGTTTATAATCATCATCAATTTTAATATGTTCATATAACTCTTGTATTAAATCATACCTTTTATTTATTTGTAATATATTTTCAATTTCTTTGAATGTTTGATTATCCATTTTATATTAACAAAGATTTTTTTTTTAAAAACAATACTTATCATATATTTCATCAACGGTCATACCAGCTGTGACATCTTCATTTAAACTTTCAACTAACTCTGAATAACTCCATACTTTCTTTAATTCCCTTTGAAGTAAATAATCATACCATTCATCATCTAAGGTATGCCAGAGATCACTACCATTATACCATTCTTTTCTTTCTTCTAGTGTCCACCCCCTTTCAATATATTTAACCATTATCTTTTATAATATTATACATTATAATTTATATTTTCAAATTTTAATTATTTTTTTTTCTTGTTTTGTTTTTTTTCTTCTTCAAGTATTTCTTCAACAATAGTTTTTGGAATATTTCTTATTTTTTCAATTTTATAAATCACAGCTGAAGTTTTATCTACATTGGCATAATTTCCGTCACTGTCGTGTATAGATGTTGTAATATCAGTTAATATTGAAGGTTTAGTAACAGTGAACGTTATGCCACTTGGATTACCTAAGAAATAATCGTTTGCTGCTGAATACTTATCTACAATTGAAATAATTGGAAGATTTGCTCCCGTTGGATTACCTCCGATTGCCGTTGCCCCTTCTAATATATCTGATCTTATAGTATAATACGGTCTTAATACTGATTTTTTTAAATCTGTTGCTGATATTCTTGTGCTTACAGTTAAAATATTAATCTCTGAAAATAGTTCTAATGGTTGTGCTGCTGCTACAGTAAAATATGCTTCGTCAATTGGATCTCCGTTAAATATAAATTGTGTATAAGATCCAATTTTTTCTGCTCTATATTGAACAACTCCATTTGGATAAGGTAATGATGTTTGATACATAACAGCACCAAATTGATTTGTAATATAATTTTTAGTATCAGTCCCTACTATTTCAGCATTTGTGGTTGGTCGATATAATAAATCATTATTATCATTTGTTACTCTTTTTGTTAAAACATTTTTCGGTGAAGGTTTGGCATTAGTGGCATAATAATCAAACCCCAAGATGTCCCAAAGATTATCTTCCCAATTACTCTCATCAAATCCCCAATTGTCAATATATATACCTCCGTGGCTGTCAAATATTTTTAATGCTTCTATATTTATATTTCTACCTTCATAATAATTGGTATTTTTACCAGTATTATCTCCAATTAATGCTGATGCCTTTTCTGGATATGCCACTGTTCTGTATGCTTGACTATTTCTGAAATATGGTTTAAATGTTGGAGAAAATCCAAATTCTGGTGGTCTTGGATTAATTTTATATACTGTTTGATTTGCTTGATCATTTATGGTAGCTGGTTTTATATCTCTTTCGGTCTGTGATTCTGGTGGTGTCATACTATTATTATTTACAAATGTTGCCGGATTATTTGCCGATGCTTTATTACCGGTGTTATTAGATGTATGAAATCTTTGTAACTCAAATCGATTTGTCTCAGTATTATATGATATTTCTGGATTATTTGCCCCAATATAAGTTTGAGTCATATATGGATTTAAATCAGTCATATTTGAACTATCTCCAGTGCTTCTTATCCAATTAATCGTCATTGGATATGTATTAACAGTATTATTTTGTCCTCCACTATCGTGTTCACGTTGAGCAGTAATTCCAATATCAGTATTGGCATAACCACTGTAAGGGGTAATAATGGCTGTGGAATATGCTGTTGAATGAAAATCATATCCAATTCTTCTACCTTGTAAAATACCTTTAACAGTTGCCCCCAAAGTTGTATCTTCAGTATATAAATCGACTGGTATTCCACCAATTCCATCAGTTTTTATTTTAATAAGATATAAAACGTCTGTTGTTTGTCCGTGTTGATTATAATTTTGAAATTTAAAAGGTTTGGCGAATCCATAACTAAAAGCAGCTGTCGGAATATTTCCATCAAAGTCATATTGATAAAATGTATCTCTTTGACTATCATCATATTTGAAAAATAAAGGTGTTGTTGTCATTTGTATATTATTTGGTGCTGGTCTTTGAGTAAAAGCATCATCACCAAAAGTTTCATTTGTAATATCTGAATTAATATCTCGGGTGGGATATTTATTAATATGAAAAAATCGACTGTTAGTTACTTCTGGTAAATGTAAAACCCCTCTCAAAGTATCAGCAAAATATACTGTGTCTTGAAGATTATCCCATAATTCGGGATATAGTGCCTGAGCATCGAAAAAATCTCTTATTACTTTTAAATTATCTTCATTATAAGGTATATTTAAAACTAATTCTTGATCTTGATTTAATGTAGTTAGACCTCTATTAACCAATTTATCTTCGATAGTTTGAAAACCCTCATAAGAATCAAGTCTATCAATTATTTTTACTCCATCACTATCATATATAATTGGTGTTCTTTCAGAAAGATATTCGTGCATATATCGACCTTTGTCAAAAATTTCTGGTCTCTTTACTCCAATATAACCAAAAGTAGAAATATAATCAACTGAATCTTGTGAAATATTTTCTGCTGTTACTGGTAATACTTGATCTGTATATGCTGCATAAGTTGTTCTATTAAGATTATATATATTTTGAGCATTAATCGGTTTATAAGTATTTGTTTCAATTGTTTTTGTTACTGTTCTTGTGAAACCATCAGCATCATATATCTGAAAAATATTTTCATTTTTGGTTTCTGTTAATGTTTTTGTTATTTGATTTGCCACAGCTGAAGGTGTATTAAAACCTTTATTTACTTCAATATCGATTTTTTCTCTTACACGATAATAAACTCCCTCTTGAAATATTCCATTATGATATTTTGTTGGAAATTGATCCCGATCATTACCATTACTTAAACCCGTAGTATATCCAACTTTATTTTTAACATATAAAGTATATCTTGTATTATCTACTTTTAATTTATAAAATATTTCATCACTTTCCCCTTCTCTTTTAACCCAATCATCAAAACATATACAATTTAAATTTATTGAATGATTTCCCAATGGTAACCCCTGAGCAATTGAATCACGTCTGCTGTAAGCATCTGGAAAATCTCTCCCACTTCCAGTTGGTCCCCTTGTATCTCTATCATTAACAAATCTCCGTGGCTGTTGTAAATAATTTGGATATTCATTTGAAGTTATAAAATAACCAATTACTAAGGGGGCAAGATTATCTCGTAATTCAACTTCGTCATTACTTACTTCCGTTGTTGTGATTGATCTATAATACCCCAATCTGTAGTTTGGATCATAAGTAGTTGATTTTTTATAATAATGATCATCAAAATTAATATTCGTATAAGTGCTTACTGGATTTGATCCCGTAACCTTACCTTTGAATTCAATCGTCTGTGGATTGGCAGCCCCGATTTCATTAACAAAAGCACGTTCAAGAGAAATTTTATCTCCAACATCAAGTTTAATTGTCTCTCTCAAAGTATTTGTAAATAATGCTGGATTTGAATCATTCCCCGAGTTACTTTGAACACTTGCCAGTCTATTACAATTTAATAATTTTGTATCAACATATTCGGACATATTTATATATTTATATATACAATATTTTAAAAATAGATTATAAAAAAACAAGTTAATCTTTAATTATCCCCTTTTCAATCAACATCTCATATTTCTCTTTATGTTTTTCTTTAAATACTTCAATCTTATCCTTCTTTTTATAGTAGTAATATAAACCTTTACTCTGATTTGTCTTTTTATCCATTTCATATCTTTCTTTTCTTTTTACATTATAACCTTTATTATGATAATGTTCTTTTGCTCTTTCTCTGTTTTTTATTTTAAATTCTTCTTTATGTTTTGATACGTTATGATAATATTGTTGTTCTCTTATTTTTTTATTTTTGTAAGTTGTAAGTATTTTTTGAATTTGTTCTTCGGTAAGATCCATTTTATCTATATATTAAGTTTAGATTTTTTTTTAAATGATTTTAATCACATTTTTTGTTGTCTTACGTGAAAACAAACAACTGTTTTACCGGTAAGTGCTGTGCATAGTGTCTCATTTTCATAAACTATATCAACATCAAAAGAGTTGATTAAAAGTTCTTGTTGATTATTGAGTGATAAATATACTAATCCAGCTGTGGGTTCAAAATATAGTCCACCGGTCTCATTACCCGAATTATCAAAACGGGGAAGATGAGCAACAATTTTTGAAAGAGTTCCTTGTCTGGCATTCATAGTATTTTGAGTAAAGTTATTTAATCTTACAAATAAAGAAATATTCGAAACTAATTTTGGTGGACTTGAACTTTCAATAACGGTAATCAAATTGCCCGAACCGGTTGCTGGTCTTGATACTGGATCTCCCATAAATCCAAGAGTATTTTGTGTATTACATAAATCAGTTGCCGATCCATATTTTCTACTTCTTGCCGTTATAATATGACTGTTATAATCTTTCATACCTCCACTGGCATTTACTCCCTTTGGAGTTAATAAAGTTGTTTTTGATCTATCATTCCAAGGTCTTAATTCAAGACTCTTACAAAATGCTGTTTGATTATATTTTTGAGACCATCCCCACCAATCATAATTATAATAATTATCTTCATCATAACTGGGGTAATTGGTATAATGATCTATACTTTCAAGTGTTATTGATCTTGCTCCCTCGGCAAAATTACCCGAAGCAGCACAAACGGGGTATAATGCCCACTTTGCAGCATTCATTGGATTTACACATTCATTTTTTACTGCTCCAGCAGCAACTACGGTTGTAAAATCACATAAAAGCACAGCTGTGTCAGCAGCATCAATTAATTCAATTTTTATTTGTTCACCAGTAAGAGTAAATTTGACTTTTCTATATTCATCAGTATTAGTTTCAATATCATATAATTCATTAAAATCAGCATTCCCAGCTGTATAGTCTATTTCATTCATTTCTATACCTTGATATGCTCGGTCTGTCCTTGATCCCGATTGAAATACCCTTAATCTACCTCCGACCTTTTTATCCCTCATTACTATAATATCACCATATCTTAAAGTCCCTCTTAACCTTAGTCCAGACTGGGGATTTACATCAAGATTATAATAATTTGGAACATATTCATAACCATTTGCCGTATTGATTGGTGTATTTATACGACTCAAACCGACCATCCACGGACCAATATTTGCTTCCGAAAAGTTAAAAGTGCAAGTTCCGGCATTTTGGGATATTGGATATTCTCTATTCTGAACATAAAAACCATTTGTGTTTGTAGTGGTTACGACTCCGGCATTTTGATTAAAACCCGTTAATGAGTTATTTGCTGATATATTAGTAAAAGTTATACTTGCTGCATTTCTGGTTGTTTTTGCCGTTTGCTGAGTAGTAGTAAATTTAAAACCTTTAAAATCACTATCATAAAGAGTTTCAACACTAGTGCCTTTACTATTTTCACCAGTAATAAATGCTGGATGAAATACGGCATTATTTAAACCTTTTTCAATTTCCACAGCCATATCTTCAACATTTAATTCATTTTTTTCATCTCCAGCACGAAAGGCATCTCCAGCACCGATTACTGCTCTAAAAGGTTGAGTGGTGCTTGAATCTAAATCGGGAACTTCATCTGCTCCATCTCCAATCGACGGACCGAAATAATGACAAAACCCCGAGTTTGATCTATCCAATACAAATAAACCGTTCTTGTTTATTTTTGCTGATTGTAAGGCAATTTCACTCATCGGGGGTATTCTCATAGTATTTAAAAGTCTATTTGAATATGAATATGGTTTATTTGAATTACTAAATTCGGGAGTATCTTCCATTGCGACATTTGACGTGACAATTAAACTCATTTTATATTATACTATTATATTTTTATTAACAAAAAAAAATAAACTTTTAAAATTATTATGTTTGTAATTATTATTAACAATGCCGAAGAAAGTTAAAAATAAAAATGTAAAACCAATCAAAGATCATAATCAAATTCAAATCAATATTAAAAAAGATTTAGAAGATGATAATAAAATAAATCCAAAAAAAGTATTCGATGGATACACAGCTACGAAAAAACCATCAAAGAAAAAAAAATATTAATTATCTTCTTCTTCACTACTTTCCCATACTGCTGAATCATCTTCATAATCATATTTAAATTCCTGTAGTTCATTCCATTTTTCCCTTGCTTCTTCCAAACTCGGTAAAAATATAAAACGTTCACGTGAATTATTAATTTGAATTCTTCTTTCATCATATAAATTATCTAAACAATTTTTTTGAATCTCTCTCCAAAAAGCACTATTCATAAATTTACGATTATCATAAGAGAAAGATTCATAACAATTAAAAATAAAATCTTTCTTATATACAACGTTTTTAATTTTCTTTCCATCTATCTTACAAGAAATACTTTTACCAATAATCTCAGCTGTCTCATTATAGTCTTTATGATAAATTTTCTTTACTGTATTCCATTCTATAAAATGCCCTTTGTAAGAAAATCCCCCGTCCTTCATTACATTATTATACCATACTTTCGGTGAGTTCCAGTTTCTTTCAACTTGTTCTTGTAATAGTTTAGTCTTTTTAAATTTTCTTGGATTGAAGTTTGATATATCTCTATTATATAAAACCTTTGCGAAAGATTCACTTGATACATTTCTTATTTTTTGAAAGTAAGATTCATTATTTTCTGTTGTTCTTCCGGCATAATTATTATCTAATTCCAAACAAAAATATCTTCTATCACCTTCTTCAACTCCGGCAAACCATTCTGAATTTGTTGTAATAATATAATTACAAAAATCATTTATATTATATTGATTAATACATTTTTTCTCGATTGTTTGTTTTGTTTCTGTTATTTGATTCTTTATTTGTCCTTCGAGTTTTTTATTACCTCCCCACACAGCCTCATCAAGATTGACAAGAGTTTTTGCTTCAAGTAATCCATTAAAGTGACCAAATAATTTTTCGGCATTACTATTTTGACTGTAGTGATTATCACCAATTATTTTTTCTAAATGTTTTAAAATAACTCCCTTACCTCCTCCTTGCTTTGAACGTAAGGCAAGACATACCCCAGTTTTCATATAAGGTTTTTGAATAATATGGGCAAGGTAATTAAGAACATATTCATAATCATTTATATTATTTTTACACCAAATATAATTTATATGATCTAATATTGGAGATGCTTCTTCTTCATCAAAATTTTCGGCAATCTCAGCCGTGATATTGTAACCACTCCAAATATTATATATATGTGGGTTATCCTTGCAGTTTGGATCAAATTCAATTTTTTCTTTTTCATTTCTTCCAATCCATTCCAACCATTCTTTTAATGGATCAACTTTAAGTGTTTTTACTTCTCCACTTCTTTTAAAAGTATATACAAACTTTTCTTTTAAAAAATCAACTTTAATATCTTTTAATAATTTAACACAGTAAGTATCTTTTTTTCTTCTACTTATTATATTACCTTCTTCATCATAATTACAAATGGTCTCGGTTGTTGGAACTACAAAATTCGAAGATTGTTTAATGTATATTAATCTTTTATTTATTTCTTCTCTCATACATCTTAATCCATTATCAATACCTTCTCCTTTTTCAATATCAGTTAAATTATCAAGAAATATATTTTCTAGTGACTTATCTTTTGCTGGTTTATATTTATCATATAATTTTTTTAAAAATGGAAATCCAACTTTAAGTTGTATGTTATTCCAATAATTCCAATTTTCTTTAATAAACTTTAAATTGAAATTATCTTTTTGTAATTTAGACCAATCAACAAAAAGGGCAAGACCAACATTATCTCCCCCCGTAATATTATGGACAGCCATTCCGATTTGAATCCAAGTATCATATTCATAACATTCTTCTTTATATGAATTTAAAAAATCTTTTAATTGAGTGGGATTGTAATTAATAACTTTATCTTTTACTTCTATTTTACCTTCGGAATCGGCATATTCTTCTTCAATATCACTTGAAGTTGGAGAAACGGGTGGAGAGTTTTTAATATTCATCTTATTTACATTTAAAAAATCTTTAATATAACTCCACTCATATTCTTTAATAACACCTTTTATTTTTCTGCTTTTAGTTTCCCATATATTATTTTTCTTAACTAAATCCATATCAATATTTTTATAATGGACTCTTGTTTGATTTGAATATTCTGGACAGCCATTAATTTTAATATAATAATGGTAACCTTTACGTGTTGGTGTCGAAGCAACATTATCATCATCCAACATACATTTTAATAAACATTTATCAGTATCTTTTGTATCATAATCAATAACATAAAGATTTGGACAGTGTTTAACTGCAAGGGAAAGAGTATTTCCATTTTGATTACCTCTGTTATTTTTAATTTGTTCAGTAGTCATATTATTTTTTTCTCCCTTTGGTATTTTCTTACCATCTTTTAATTGAACGTCAATATGTCTGTATAAACATAAATTATTATTTTCTTTTTCCAGCTGTTCAAAAAATTTTTCTACATCCATATCAAATATATTATTAGAATCCATTTTAATATTATCATTTAAGTTTTTATTTTTAAATATGTTTTGTCTATTCATTTTATATTAAGCATAGAAAAAAATTTTGATGAAATAACTTAAAAAAATCATTAATTATACTTATTTAAGGCATAATAATTTAATTTTATACCCCTTTTAATGGTATAATAATGGTTTAAAGGTAAATGTTTTAAAATATATACTCTTTAAACCTCTTTTATACCTCTTTAAGTAGTAAAACAATGGATTATAAAGGTTTTTTAATGGTATAATTACTGATTATTAGTATAAAAAATGATTATTTAATACTTAAAGACCCTTTATTTATAATAAATTTTTTAATGGTTTTATGTTTTTTTGTAATATATCAACACAATCATCGAATTCTTCACAGCCACGATCATACCTTCCCCTTTTACAAATATTAAATTCACTGCTTCTATGTTCCCAACCGAATATTCCATCATTACATCTCCATAAGTAAAATATTCTTATATTTGGTTGTCTCTTTAATATTTGATCACCTTTAATTAATTTATTCTCTCCAAAAAATAATGACTTATATTGATCGTGTCTTATTCTTCGAGTTTTTATTTCAATAAAGTAATCTTCATTATATTTATCAAACTCATAATACTTTCCCATCTCGGGGTTCTTTTCTGTTCTTAATAGTTTTCCAAATTGTTCTTCTAATATATTATGTATATCATTTTCACTTTTGAATCCAAAATTTAAATCTCTTTGTTGCTTTGTGTAATCTTTCATTATACTTATAATCAACAAAAAAAATTTACAAATTAACGAATAAATTATTCTTCAATTCTTTTCACAGCTGTTTCATAATAATCATCATTCATTTCAATACCGATAAATTTTCTATTCATATTTTTACAAGCAACTCCCATTGAACCCGAACCCATAGTTGGATCAAGTATTACATCACCTTCTAGTGAATGATACTTTAATATCCATTCCATTAATTCAATCGGTTTTTCGGTTGAATGATTACCCCTTTTACAATCAACCTTTAATATACTTGTTGGTAATCTTGGAGTATATGATAATGTTTTTCTATTATGATAAGTTTCCGGTGTTTGTCTATATAAATCTTTTTCCGATGGTGGTATATAATTATCCGGTAAAGGTTTTTTATTTATTCTTACTCTTTTTGGTATATGACTTGATATATCATACAAAGGTCTTTTTTCAAAAAACACATAAAGCATTTCATGGGATCTAAGGGGGCAATGTTTAGCATTTAAAAATCCAACCGGAATATTTTTTTCCCAAACCATATCATATCTGAAGGGGCATTTTTTCGGGGCTGTGTTTATTAACTCTACTCCAAATTTAGTTGTTGTAGTAAAAAATATTGGAGTATTTAATTTTTTTATTCTCATTATTTCAATCCATAGTTTATTTAAATCAATACAACAATCCCATTTAATAGAAAGCTGTCCATAAGGTAAATCACAAAATATTAAATCTACAGAATTATCATCAATAGATTTTAATTCTTCTAAACAATCTCCGTGTAATAAAATACTCATTTATACTTATACATATATTTTTTTTATCTTAATTTACTTCAATCAAAATTAACAATTATTTTATTATCTTTTGTTGCTCTTCTAATAGTTAAATTATATACATATTGCTGTTTTATAATATTATTATTATTTAACTCTTTTCTTACTTCATCCGTAATAACGGGGTTCACGTGATTTTTTATGTGGGGGCATAAATTATAAAATTTACATGCTCTTCGAACACTACTCAAATCCCCCCATTTGTATATATCCATAATATCTTCATAAGGTTCTTCATAATCAGTATAAGTTAATCCATTAAATATGTAATTATTATTTGCCCACTTAATTATCTTTTTTGCCTTAAACATAATATCAACCTTTTTTTCAGCTGTCGGTCTTTGTTTTGGAGATTTGGTTTTTAGATATGCCTTTACTTCAGTAATATTTTTATTTTTCATATTATCATTGAATTTACACAAATTTAAATATCTTTCAATATCTTTTGTAATATTACTTTTACTTAACCTTTCATCAATATTAACACCGTGAATTTTAAACAATTTTACAATATCTTTTTTTGAATGACTTTTATGAATTAACATTTTTTTATAATTATACATATATTTTATTTTTCTAAGAGTTACTTAAAAATGCCGTATAAACGAGGACCAAATAAGGGTGAATTAACCACAGCTGAAATAAGGAAACTTGTAAAAACACATAACAAACTCAATACAATTAAAATTCCCCCAAAATCCACAAGGGAAGAAATTATAAAACTTGTAGAAAAAGAAGGTTATAAAATTAATCATAAAAAAGCACTTATAACAAGAGATATAAATAAAAAGGAAACTATTACTTTAAAATTTGCTGAAGAAACATTTCCAAAAAAGACAAGAAAGAAGAAGGAAGTTAAGAAAGAAGTTAAGAAAGAAGTTAAGAAAGAAGTTAAGAAAGAAGTTAAAAAGGAAGATGAAGTAAGACCAGCAAAAAAAGCATATCCACCAATCCCCAAAAATATAAGAGGTAAAAGAGTTAATGTAAAGATTGGAACAGTTCCAAAAGGTAAAAGAGTTGATACAAGTGGTCCCCGAATGATTGGTAAAATAGATAATACTCCAAAACCACAGCCATCAAAAAAACCCAAAAAGACAAAAGAAGAAAGAGAACAAAAGAAACTTGAAGTTGCCGATAAAACACAAAGAATAAATAACTTAAAAAGAGTTAAAAAACTTGCAGTTTTAAAAGATGCCGTAAATCAATTTAATCAAATGGAAGTTGGTAAATCACTTAAAAAACCTTTGAGAATAGATGGAGAAACAAAAGAACAATTAATACGTAAAATTGTTGCTTATGATATAGATAAAAAAATTAATATTGATATTCCCCCAGCTGTCGAAAGACAAAGCAGAGAATTAACAGAAGAAGAAAAACAAGCAAAAAGAGAAGCAGCAAGAACTCAAAGGGCAAAAGAAAAACCTTTTAAAGGTTTAAGACAATTTGTAAATACTTTATTTGTTAAGTATAATAAATTATTAAGAGAAAATGATTTTAAAGATGTAAAAGGGTTGATTAAAAAAATGAATAATGAATTTGAAGAAGCATCAGAAAAACTTGAAGAAGAAGCAGAAGAAAAAGGTATTGAATTAGATGATGATATTTATGAAGAAATCGATGAAGCATTTGGAGAAGTAAAAAATCAATTAAAAGAAATTGCCAGTAAAGGTCTTGAAGGTGAATTTACTGAAGAATCAAAAGAAAAGAAAAAACAAGAAAGAAAAAAAGCAAGGGGAGATGAATTGATAGAAAAAAAAATACTTAAAGATACCCCACTAAATAATAATAAGGAAAAAAGTGAAATGACCCCAGCTGAGATAAAGGAAATTAAAAAACTTTTGAAAGAACAAAAGATGACTTATGAAGGTGGGACAAAAGAAAACCCAAAAACACTAACATCTTCATATTTTAGAAATGTAAGAAAACAAGGTGATAAATTAGTTGTTGGTTCTTTAGACTTCAGTGGTGATGTTGAAAAATTAATAAAAGATGTTGATAGAATGTTTAAAAATAATCCATTAGTTTATGATAATGTAATATTTACAACTGACCCATATGCCGGTGGAAAAGGATATAGAAAACCAAAGAGAATTTTTCAAGGTAAAGAAATTTAATCTTTTGGTTTTTTAACATATACATTTTGCTGAACGGCAACTGAATTACCCATCATAGTGGCATCTTTTTCCATTTCATCTTTTACTTTTGAATATTTACTTGATAAATAAATTTTTCTTAAAAGGGTTGAAGAGATTGATTTATTTAAATATTTTTTTGAATACTTAATCAATATCTTACTTAATTCAATTTTAGTAATTGGTTTTCCCGTTGAAGTTTTAAATAAAACACCCATTCCGTTAATCTTCAGATAATATCTTAATATTTTTCTTAAATCATTATCTTCAATTGGTAAATTCAGCTGTTCATATTTTTTACTTGTCTTGTATTTATTCATAACCCAATATATATTACCTTTTGATGGAACAACTAAATAATTATTATTTTTTTTATCTTCTTCACTTAATTTTTTGTATGCTGCTTGATTGATAGCTGAAGCACCATTACCCAAATCATTACGGAAAGGCATACGGGCATATATATTAAATAATACGTATGCTTGTAATAATTGTTTTTCTTTTTTTGTAATTTCATCTTTGTTTTTTTTCTTCAAAGGTTTTAAATCTTCTCCCATTTGATTTATCATCTTAAATATTTCTTCGGTAGTTGTAAAATTTGGAGATTGTTTATCACTAATAACTCCACTCTTCTGCTCTTCACTGTATTTATCATTTAATTCATCTCTCTTTTTTCCATACTTCTCAATTAATTCATCTTGATCACCTTTGTTATTAATTGCTGATAGTAATACTACAATAGCATTTAATTTATTTCTTTGACTTAAATAATGAAGATCTTTTATTTTTTCCATAACTTCTTCGGGATTTTTTAGAAAGTTATAATTATCAGTATCAAATAATTTTTGCAGTTTCTCTAAATTAATAACATACTGCTTAACTGTATTTGTTTTTAATGTTGGACGGGATTCTTTGATTTCCACAGCTGGATTTTTACTTGAAATTGTCATATTTATATTATAACAATAGATTTTTTTTTTAAAATAGAAAACGATTAAAAAAAGGTATTAATTATTTTTTTTACTTTCTCTTTCATTCATATAAGTTATATATTTTGTTATTTCTTTTAATGTCTTATGTAAATCTTGAACTAATGATTCAAGTTTTTTTTTATCTTCTAGTGCTTTATCACATTTTTCACATTTCAAACAATCTTTAACCAAACTCCAAAAATACAACATTTTATAATATAATTTAGAAAATAATTTAAGCAAAATAACAATTAAATTGTCCGTCTTCAATTGTAGCAACTTTTAGTAATTCAAGATAAACACGAAGGGTATAAGTCTCTGCTGGAAGACCAGTTGCCTTATAGACAAGGTCCATACCCTTATTATTAACTCTTTGTCCCTTGTTTGGTCTTATTGAAGTCCATCTCATAACCCCACCAAGACCAGCAGTTCCACTATTCTGAGCATGCCCTTCCATAGTTTCAGCTGTGAGTGCTGAAACACCCGAAGTTTGATATTCATCACGAGTAACCATTGGAACTTTACCTTCTGCTTGCTGAGTAGTATGGAAAAGAAGGGCAGTGTTCTTTCTATCAACATTAAATTCATAAAGGTCATTGTATAATAGATTGATTGATAGACTTTCGGCAGCTGGGACATCTTTGGCAACAACTCCATTACATAGAGAAACCGGAGTGAAATTTTCATTCTTCTGAAGACCAAACATAACCTTAGAAACAAGAAGACCATTGCCCCCGAGTTGAAGAGTCAAATTCGAAAATGCCCCTTCATCTCCGGTTCTCTTGGCGAGACGATAATCCACATATTGAAAGGTAAGTTTTGGATTTTGACTTCTGTATTTTTCCATAATATCACCATCATAAGTAATTGAATCATAAATAAGTTTTACTTCATTTTCATTAATATCATACTCAACTTGTGTATTTGCCAGAGTTGCCCCTTCTGTGGCATCAATACACATACGACGAGACAAACCAACACCACCAGCAGAAGAAGTTGTTGGAGTAAATTCAATATCAATATGAACTTCTTCATTAATCATAAATAATGGGAGTTGATTGTATTTAAGGAATGGGAAAAGGTCAGAAAGATAAACTGAATATACGGGAGCAGCTGCCACGGTGTCGGCATTAGTGGAATTATGAAGCATAAATGGAAGTAATTGAAAAGTTCCAGCACCACCAGCAACGGGAACTGTAGGATTACGTCCAACATTCAAACCAACCTTTTTTGCCGAATTTGGTGGTTTGTCCGTTTGATTGGCAACACGATCATCATATACCGGTTGATGAGCAATACATCTTTGACTTAAATATTGTTCTCTTTCTTTGTTGTCTTCATTTGAAATAAAAAGAGATTGATATTGGTGGAAATGACTGTAATCATCAATTTCACATACCGTCTTATTACCAATGGAAAGTCGAGCATTTTTTACGAGATTACTAATACCAATATTTAATGGGTAAAAGGCAGTTGTAGTTGTTTTGGGAGTTACAGCAAGAGTAACCTTCGAGTTTGAATGTAAAAAACCAGCAACTCTCTGTAAAGTAAATCTTACTCTATTTTGAGAGAAAGTTACGGGGTCAATTACGTCGGTATGGAGCATTTGTCCATATTCTGAAGGGATTGCTCCAACTTTAATAAGGTCGGGAATACGATCAGCAGATACATCTTCTTTTGTCGGCATATCGGTCATTTTATATTTATAGTATATAAAAATAATAAAATTTTAAAAATTAAAAAAATAATTATATAGAAAATATTTTATCCATAGCTGAATCAAGAGATTACTTGAACCCCTTCCGAACCCGACCAAGCAACTGCAACCTTAGACTTAATAAATAGATATGCCGAGATTGGGTGACCGTCATCAAGACCATTTGTCATTTGAATACTGAATTGAGAGTTTGAAAAATCAACACCTTCAGAGTCAAGTTGATCATAAAGAACACCAACACCATAAAGACCACCAGAATCGGGGATAAATCTATATCCAGTCGTGGCATTTTGATTACCAGTAAAATTTCTATTTGTATTTAGAGGAGATGCCGAAGTTCTTGTATGATGTTTTTCGGGGATAATAGAAGAAAGGAAACCTTTCATAACTTGTGGATCAACAACGGAAGTTTCATTATTAGAGTTATAAACACTTACAACTTCGAAAGCACTAGGGAAACGTTCACCGTTTCTTAAAAATGAAATAGTTTCAAGGTCGGCAACTGCTCCACCAAGAGCAGTGTTGGCTGTGTTAATTTTCTTTGTAGGCATATACGTGAGAAAACCATCTTGACCGAGATTATTAACAAATGAAGAAGGAACGAAATTAACAAATGAACCAAGGACTTTTGATAAACCAAGGTTGAAGTTAATAATACTGTTTGTTGTTTCAAGAGTGGAGAAGTATGAAGTAATTGAATTAAATGATAATACTCCCTTATCCGGAACTTGCTGACCATAAGATACTTCACAGCTAACTTCTAATTCAGAAAGTTCATAAAAAGCATTTTGAATATTATCGGGAAGACCGTCCGATGAATAAAATACTTGACTATCGGGAGCAAGATGTATTTCAATTTCAAGGGGAACTTTGGAAAGAGGAAGAGAAGCAACACCAAGAGTTAGACCCGAGGGGAGAGGAATACAAAATTCAGAAGCACGAGTATTACGAATAACCGAATCACGGAAAGATTGATAATTTGGATATATCAAAGCATTTGTAGATAGATGCCCAGCCATATCTTCCCTTGATGCCATAACCGGCATAAAAGATGACATAAAACGACCATAATGACGTATGTGTTCGATTACTTGTTTTGTTTCAGCATGACGGAAAACCAACTGATCAATTACAGAATACATTCCGAGTTTATGTGAACCACGGAGTTCGACTGCTTGACCAGCTGTGCCGGTAGGACGTGCCGTCCCAGCAGCATTTCTCCAAACATCTAATTTACCAGCAAGACGGACTGAAGTTAAATCTAATACTGCATCTTGACGACCAAGAGTAACTGTAATAATGGGATTACCACGAGCAAATGATACTTTACCAGATGCCGGAACATTGTTCGGTTGAATGGAAAGATACTTTTTAGAAACACTCATTTTATATTATAGTATATAAAATAATTTTAAAATAAAAAATAAAAAAAGATAGATAGAAAATATTTATAGAGTAACCATTACCGAATCTCCCTTAATACTAATTCTACGAAGGTGGAATAAAAAGCAGTAAAGGAGTTTATTATGAGTTGGAGCAAGATCAACACCGGCAGCATCACTTTCATTATATAACAGTTGTAATTGATTTGTTTTGTTATTAAGGTTGGCAACCCCCGAGTTAAGAGCATAAGCACGACCAATCAAGAAATTACGATTGTAATCAGCAAAAGATCTTGGAGTAATCCCAGCTTGGGTCAATGCCTTCTCCAATTCAATAAGAGGTTGAGCAGCAATAGACACTCCCCGATTAATCTTAGATACTACGATTGGACGAGAAGGAACCAATTTATCATCAACGAGCATTTGATATTGAGAAAGTCTATCTATTATCCCGACTTGTCCACTACGGATTGAATGAAGTCTTCCATCCATAGATGTGACTTCTTCAGCATAACAAGCAGAAAGACCACCAATAAGATCAGCAGAATCAAGAACTTTTGCGTCGGAAGGCATTACAATCATAGATTTTGCCCTTGTATTAGATACTTGAAGATTTACCGTGGCATTACGATTTGAAGAAAGTAAAGAGTGTTTGTAATTAGTTACTGAAGGAATATCAATTTCAATTGAACCCCCGTCTCTCATCTTTCTCATCATTCCAGCTTCATAACGGGGATCTACTGTTACTTGTTGGCAGACTATTTCCATATTTGAAAATTGAACTGTTGCTGGGTATGATGTTTTCTTAGCAATTAACTGTGTAGTATTGTCATCATTCTGAGTTCTGAACTGATCAATGGCAGCTGAGAAAACTATAAAATTATTTGATGTTGCTTGAACTCCATCCCCAGTATCGGTGTTTCGAAAAGTATCAAGAGTTAATTTGACTCGATTACTTGTAGCATCTAATTCAATATTAGTAATAGTGGGGTAATCTTGGGCAGCACCAACAGTTAAAGAACATTCGGAGTCGGGATTAGTTGCCGAACAAATACCAATTTTTTCACCTTTTACAAAAGGACAATTAGCAACACTAGTGACTCCATTTGCCTTTGCCAGAAATATTGTATCTCTATCAGCACCATTGGCAATTGTTAAAGCACCACCAGCATCATCAATACCGTGGAAAAGGGGGTTTTGTTTCATACGTCTATGACGATTTACTGAATCCAGTTGTTTAATAAATCTTGCTGGGTCTTCAAGATCGATTTCAATGAATAAACCATTTGTAAGTAGATTGGGGAATACCTTACCACCACCATCAGCAAAAAGTCCCGTATGGATTGGAAGAGATAATTTGGCAGTTAAAAAATCAGCAGCCGTTCCCCAGTCTCTGGCAGCTGGGACTGCCGTGACTTCTTTATAATATGGGTTACTTCTAATATCAATATTATTTGAAACCGATGTTCCAAGTGTTCCACGATTTTCAATATTATCAATTAAACAACCTTCTTTTAGTGCTCTCATATTTCTCATACTATCATCGGAATCATATGAATATTGAATTTGAACCTTGGCATTATATTCGGTTACTTCTTCAAGAAGAACAGCACGATTACCAGAGTAAATTCTAATATTCTTTACTACTGATTGACCACCGATGGATGGATCAAGATGAAGACGAGTGGGAACTTCTCCCGAAGGAACTGCAAGTTTAACATCAAACTGAAGGTAAGAAGATTTACCATCAAGAAATTTAACTGTAGGGGGAATTTCGAAATCTACTCTTCTACCTTGCTGACCAGCAGTGCCGGTATATGATCTTCCATTGGTCGAAGGAATAGAAACTTGTGTTTGTGAAACTTTAATTTTCTCATCATTTTTCCAGTAAGAACTCATTTTTATAATATTACAATATAAAATAAATTATTAAAATAAAATTAAAAAAAAAAGTATTTATTCAGTTCTTCCAACAGTCTGAGAAACTTGTTCAGCAACACTTAATCCCCTTCGCTGACTTTGTATATCAGCATCAGTAGTTTCTTTTTCTTTATCACTTGATTCAACATCTCCGGCAGCTTCAAATCCAGATCCAACTAAACTAATACCAGCACCAATTGCTTCTAATCCAAGTCCCCACGGAGTAACACCACCAGAAAGAACTCCAGCAACTTCAAGTCCCGAACCGACTATATTCGCAATATTTCCAAATCTACTTGAAGTATTAGATCCAAAAGTATCCCAACCAATTTTACCTTGGGCAATATTATTTATGTCCGAGGCAATATCCAAACCACCACCAAGACCAGCAATGGCAGTCTTACCGACTGTTGTTAAACCTTCTTTGAAAGCAAGTTTTGTAGCAGCAGCAGCAGCTTCTTTCTCAGCAAGAGCAGCTGCCGATGTTCCAATTACACGTTCACCGACAGCTGCCCCTTCTCTTTCTGCTACTGGTGCTGCTGCTTCTACTGATTCCCCGACAGCACCTTCAGCACCTTCAGCACCTTCAGCAGCAGCAGCACCGGCAGCTGGTTTTTTAAAAGTTACACCAAGTTTTGTTGCCCCTTTCTTTAAACCTTCTACTGCTCCCGCTTGGGTTAGTAACTTACCCCCAGATGTAACTCCACTTAAAATATTTTTTTGAAGTTTGCCTTGGGCATCTTCATCTAACTGTAAATTGGCTTCATCTAATTTTTCAGCAAGACTATTATTAAAATCAATTGTGTTTTGATTCATTTGTCTTGTTATTTCAGTTTGAGAGTTTGTCTGGGCAGCAGATCCACCATACAATTCCATTTTATACTATAACAAACATATTTAAATAAAATAAAATTAAAATAATTTTTTATCACCTTCAGCAATTTTACTTTCAAATCGAATGTATGCAACAGCTGGATTTTGTTGTAAATCTAAATACAAAAATGAATATGGAGCATCTTCTATTGCCTTCTTATATAAATCCATAAATATATTCGGGAACATATCACCATATTCTTCATTTAACTTTTCTAACTCTTTCATGTTTTGCTGTTTCATTATAATAATTGAATTTGCATTGTTTCTAACTAATCCCGAAACTGCTCGAAAAGATTGAGTTGTAAAAGCAAGTAAAGCAATGCCATAATGTCTAAATCTCGTGGCAAGAAAAGATACAGCATTACTCTTTTTAAAATCTTTTGTTAATATATCATCTAATACAAGAGCAATTGTTGGTCTTTCAAAATCTTCATATTTTTTTTGACTTTCAATTATATCAGTAATCATTTCATCGGTATAATGATCTTCACAATCAAAATATTTATTCATCAATTTCCCTTTTGGATCAGCATTAAGAGTATTTGAAATAATTTTTACAATATCAAATTTATCTTTATACATATCGGGATTACATAATAAATTAACAAGTAAATTTGACTTACCTTGTTTAACTGAACCAACAATCAATAATAATGCCGGAGGCTGTGGTAAGTGAGGGTGAATATCACTGAAACGGGGATCAGTTTCCGGATCTTTTACTTTAAATACCTTGGGTGGACTTCTTTCCATTTATAAGTATATATTAGATATTTTTTTACATTAAAAATAAACTAAATATCAAATCTTCGGGCATTGAATATTTTTCTTCAAGGGAATATGTCTTATTACTATATGATCTTTTATGACCTTTACCTTGACCCCCACAACCACACGATCCGATATGTTTTCCGTCTATGAATGAACCACAATTTTTATCACATAATAATAATTCACAATCTTTTTTATTAGTCCAAATACGAGTTCTTTTTCTGTAGGGTTTTCCATACATACAATAATCACAATCAAAATAATTTAATTCTTTCATAAATGATTGATCTTTTAATTTTCCAGTTTGAGGGTTTTCAAGAAACCAATATTCACAATTAAAATAATTTATAATTTCCAAAGTTTTTAAAACGATTTTATTTGCCCCTTCAATATCACGAACTCCACGAGATTTTGCTTTTGAATATTCAGTGCACGGAGGTGATGCCCATACAATATCAAATTCATCTTTATCATATTGTTTATAATCAAATTCCATAATATCTACTTTATGGTCAGC